CTCGCAGCGATTTTCAAGACCCATCCTATTGTCTACGCGAAAGTCTTCGGTGACTCAGGTACACTCTCCGACAAACTCAAAGACGCCTACGAAGAATTTATGCAGTATGTCGCGATTGAGCCTCAAGAACTTGACCTTTACCGAGTTTATGGTGAGGGTGTTCGGGAATGTATTAAGTACGGAACAACTACATACAAGTCGCCGTGGGAAGATAAGACCCGTGACTTCCTTATTCCGGGTGGTGATGGTTCAGGAACCGCGCGCGATTTTCAGACCAAGACTATCTACAGCGGTCCTCGTCCTGAAAAACTACCTTTTAACCAATTCTACCTTCCTCCTACAGCCAAGTCTCTCGAAGACGCGACTATCAAAGCTCACAAACGAACAATGCATCGTTTTGAGCTTGAGGAGCGTCAATTTACAGGTCTTTACAACAAAGAAGCCGTAACGGAGGTTCTAAAATCCCCCGACCGAACTACGGTTGATAACGTTCAAAAGGCAAAAGAAGAGGTTCTTGGAGCGAAAACAGATATATCCTACGGCGATTACCGAGAGTGGGATATTTGGGAAGTTTATCTAACGATGCGTTTTGGGGATGACTCATTCGCTCCAAAAATGATTGTTGCTTATCATGAGCTTTCTAATCAAATCCTCCGTGTTGTTTATGATAATTTTCCGTCTGAGTGGTTTGTCGGATCTCGAATGGCTCATCGAGACGATATGTACTTTGGATACGGCTTCGCCGAGACACTTTGGCAATTTCAGGAAGGTGCTTCTGAGACCTATAATGGCTACCGAGACAATCAGACTGTCGCTAATACGCGTGTTTGGAGGGTTTCTGTAGATTCCAAGCTACATCAAGGTTATAGAATCTACCCCTCCGCGATGCTTCCTGCTGAGCCTAATGAAATTGAGCCTCTTCAGATGGGTGATCTTAGTACAATCAACATTCAAGACCTTCAACTACTCCTCGACCTAGCCGAGCGTCGCAGCGGCGTCAGTCCACCTCAGCAGGGCTTCGGAGCAGGTGTTACCACAGGCAAGCGGGGAATCTACTCTGCTATGGGCACCCTGTCAGTCCTGCAAGAAGGCAATAGTAGAAAAGACCTCAATGTCTCTGATATGAGAGACGCTCATACAAGACTTATGCGTCTTGTAACTGAGCAGTATGGTCTTTTTGGAAAAGACAACAAATTCCATGAGAAAAGGCTTGCTTTGTTCGGAAAGCAGGCTCCTCTGATAGCCGAGGCTATTGATAAAATCGTTACTCATGAAATAAGTCTTCCCTGTTATGCTTCTACAGCCTCTGTTAATAAAGAAGTCGAAAAGCAAAACGACCTTCTGCTGAGTATACAGATGGCGAAACATTATCAAATGATTTCGCAGCTTCTTAGCTCAATGCAAGCTGTTACGACACCTCCGCAAGTAAAAGATTACTTCGTAGAAGTAATCGTCGCGTCGAATCTTTTAATGCGTAAGATTTTGCGGAACTTCGGACATGAAGAGGTTGATAGGCTTGTTCCTGACCCCTTTGCAGGAGGTATTCCAAAACAGCCTCTTCAACTAGGTGGACCAGCTCCACCACAAGGAGGTCAAAATGGCAGTCAGGGAGCTCCTGTCCCGGGAGCCGAGCAAAACCCTAGCATGGCTGGAGGACAACCGAGCGGACCACTTCAATGATTTTATTCGCGAGGAGTTTAATCGCGTTGAATACACTCTTGCGACCGAAACAGAGCCGGCTAAGATTTATCGAGCTCAAGGAGAGCTTAAAGCTCTTGGTACAATAATTGAAATGAGAGCTTCAATTCGTTCGTATTTACATGATGTCTCAACAGGAAAAAGAGAAAGACTAAAGGAGATTCAGCCCAATGGCGTGGTTCAAAGATAAAAAAGATGAGGATTTACCAGAGTCTTTGAGGGGAAAAACTCCAGAGCAAGTTGTTCAAGAGCTCAAAGACGCTGCTGATACAAAGGCTCGACTCGTAGCTATAGAAGCTGAGAATCAAACCAACAAAGCAGCTTTTGATTCTCAAAAAAGCGAGTTCGATAGTGTTAAGGCTCAACTTGCCGCTATCAATGCGGCGGGGCGTCAAAACCCGTCGAATAACAACGAAGAAGTAAATTTCTTCGAAAATCCTGAAAAGTCTGTCGATCAAAGAATCGCTCCTCTTGCTCAACTAACGGCGATTAATGGAGCTCAGACGGCTAAGATTCTTGCTCAACAGCAACTCGACAACCAAGACTTCGCGTCGCCAGCAGACGCTAAGACTATGGACGGACGGCTTTTTCGAGCGTGGGCTTCGGAAATTGATGCAGAAACGAAGAAGTACAACGTGCAGCAACTCATCAGTCCCCAAGCATGGCTTGGAGTCTTTTACTACCTCAAAGGACTTCATGCCGATGAGCTCGCTAATCCCGAGACTCGTAAGAAGAAATACAACTTTGTCGAGCCTGGTCAAACAATCGTTACTGCTCGGCAAGAGCCTTCAAACTTGGGAGATAAGCTGACCGACCAAGAACTCCACGTTGCGGAGAAGATGGGTATTAAGGCTGAGGATTATCTGAAACGCAAAAAAGCAATGCAGTTTATTTCAGGTTAGGAGAGGACATGGATCATCCGACAATCACGTCAAAGAACCTGCCCAACCCCCCCGCAGCGGGAGTTACTCCGCCCGCTGCGGTGCCGGTTGAGCAAAATCAGGTTCCGTACAGTCAAATCGTTGCGAAGCCTCTTCGTGAGCCAAACTTTATGAACCTCGTTTCGAAGAACAAGAATGTTTCGATTCGGTGGGTCAATCGTTCTGTTGGCGAAAAAGAATCACAGCTTCGTTTTAATCAATGTCAGTCAATGGGCTTTGAGTGTGTAAAGCCCGAAGAGGTTACAGATGCTCGCGGTGGTCCTTGTCCTTCTGCTCTTATACGAGATGGTCGAGTTATCTACGGCGATTTGATCTTGATGAAGATGTCTCGAGCTGACTACATCGGCGCTTTGAAGTACAACGAACAGCGGGCTTTGGATAGAGTTAGAAAGCCCGGTGTTGCTATGTCAGGCGGTCGAGAAGCTCATCAAGACAAGAATTCGGAAGGCCGGGACATTCCTGCTCCGGTCGGTTTCCCGAAGAAAGTTCAGCCCTATGTGCCCCCATTGGCTGAGGTTGGAGGCGAGGGAAACCTCGCGACAAAATAAAGAAAGGAGACTCACTTGGCTTCAGCAGAGATTCACTCGGTTCAGTCCATTTCCGGTCAACAGCCGAGAATGCGGCGAATCATCGAAGAGGCTGGGCAGACGTTCCTTCCTGGGACTCCTGTTATGATTACAGCGTCTGACGGGGGCTTAAAGGCTTGGGACGGTGCTACAGTTGCTTTGGGAATCGCCGGATTCTCGAAAGAGGCAGGGAATAATCTCGGCGCGTTGGGTGTTCTACCAACAGCCGCTGTTACACCTCCTCAGTCACTTACCTTTGGTTCGGTTCCTTACGAAACCTCAGCTAAGAACATCGGTCGACCATTGTTTAATGATGGTCGTATCGGGCTCGAAGTAGCAGTAGCTGATACGGTTTTTCAAGGACAAGTTGGGCCATCTCAGACAATTCTTGCTTCAGATATCGGGAAGCAATATGGGATGACTATCGACATAGATGGACACTGGTACGTCGACAAAACAAAATCAACCGTCGGGACAAATACGGTCTGTACAGTCGTAAAGCCTGACCCAGAAGACCAGTCAGCAGCGCCTCGTGGTGTTTATTTCGTTATCACAGGCGCTGCTTCTCAGGTAATGGGATAAGGAGCCAAACGACAATGACAATGGTTCGTGGTCAATTCGCGCAGCTAATGGCTCCTGGGCTTCATGACACCTTCTTGCACTGGATTGATTTGCTCCAGCGCGATGAGGAATACTCACACATTTTCCACGTCGAAACTTCAAAGATGGCGTATGAAGACGAGGTGGAATTTTCTGGTCTCCCACCACTGATTGAAAAGCCAGAAGGCGAGGCAATTTCTTATTCCGATGCGGTTCAGGGCGGAACTAAGAGATATCTCCACATCTGCTACGGACTTGGCGTTCGCTGTTCGTTTGAGCTTTACGAAGACGACCAGTACAACGTTATCAATCAAGTTCCTAAGTCCTTAGCAAGAAGCGCGCAGTTCGTTAAGGAGCAACAAGCCTTTAATGTCTTTAACCTCGGTTTTACAACCGTTGTTACGACAACAGATGGTTTGTCACTCTTTAACACCGCTCATCCCTTGCTAGGCGGTCCCGCTGCAACCTCAGTAGCTCCTGGAGTAGCGCCATACATTGCCTCGGCAGGTACGTTCCCAAATCGACCCGCTGTTGACGTCGATTTGAGTTTTACTGCCGTTCAAGCTATGGTAAACCAGTTCGAGCGGCTTCCTGACTCTCAAGGTATGCCGATTACAATCAAGCCTCGAACTGTGTTGATTCCTCCGGAGCTAAAGTGGATTGCTCGTGAGATTTTTGGTTCATCTCACAAGCCTTACACGGCGGACAATGAAATCAACGCAATTTTGGCCGAGGATTTGAACTACTTCATCGGTCATTATCTAACAGGACAAAGCCCGTGGTTTGTTCTTTCGGACAAGGAGTCTCATCGGTTGAAGTTCTTTGTTCGGCACGAGCTTGACGAGGACTTTGCGGATGATTTCGATACACGCTCTATCAAACAGGTTTCTTTCATGCGGTTCTCAGTCGGAGCCACAGTTTGGGAAGGAACTTGGGGCTCAAACGGGCCGTAGTCTTTTAAGGAGACTGTAATGCCTAATCCAGCTCACTCAGGAATCCGCGGTGACCCGTGGCACGCCTGCGATGTCTGTGGTTGGTGGTGGCATACAAGTCAACTAAGGCTTCAGCCTGGATTGAAGAGGGGATTGCTAACTTGTCCATCATGTTACGACAATCCCCTCACTTTCTACCGAGACATTATTATTCAAGACAACTTGTCACAAAGTGCGGATCAGGAAATGCAAGTCGCAGAGATTCTAAAACAGCCCAATGCGGATGATTCAAACCAATTCTAAAGTTTGGGTAGCTCTGATACTACCTTTGAGTGAAGGGGCTGGCTTGACGGTGGTGCAAAAGAGCTACCCAGGATTTGAGAGGAGATTAAAATGAGTGCTCTTTCGATGCCGTTACAAGGATTCCCTACAAGGTTTCCGTATGGAGTCCCATCCAATCCTGTCGTTGCTAAGGGGGCAGCGGATGCTCTTCCGGTAGCTGACGAGGTTGTTATGGTCACGGCGTCAGCTGTTGACGCTATGACCTTGCCTTTACCAGTAGCAGGAGTGTATCCAGCAAATCTAAGTCTGGGTGATTTGCTTGGAGATCCAAAAGACGATGGTAAGTCGATTCTTCTTATTGTAACAACGGCGTTTGCTCATACAATCACAACGCCGACGGGCGGAATCAATAAGACTTTACACATCGTTACCTTTACTGCCGTCGTTGGGAATTGGATTTATCTCTTCGCTTTTGGTGGAACTTGGTACGTTATTGGAAGTCAGGGAGCGACTTTGTCGTAGAGGGAGTTTTTAATGGCAAATGATATCTCGGGACGGTCGTGGTATATCGACACCGCCGGGGCTGGTGTTATTTATCAGTCTCAAGTCTTTATTAAGTTCATCGAGGTTGTCGGCGGCGCTGCGGCTGGCGTGCAGGGAGCTTTGATGGCCTCTGTTAAAGACCGAAATGGGAAGCGGCTTGTCACGGCGCAGTTTCAGACTGTTCTCGTGGGTGAAATTCAGACTTATAACCTAGAGAACTGGTTTGAGGGGCTTATTGTCGATACTCTGGGAGCTGGGCCTGTTACGCTTAGAATTCACGTGAAATAACATGTGGGTTTATAAACAATCAATAGGCGAGATGATGGGAGTTCCAGACTCTTCTATTGGAACTTCGGTGGTGTATTTCGGGTATTCAGGTAAGGGTGTTTATAAAAATAAACCTGATGCTCAAAATATGGAAAACCTTGGTCCGATTCCTCGAGGGTCGTATCAAATACAAGCTCCTGTAAATTCTCCAGAGCATGGACCGTTTTCACTTCCACTTCTTCCAAGTGCTGAGAATAATATGCTTGGACGGAGTGAGTTCTTGATTCATGGTGATTCTATCAACAGTCCTGGAAACGCCTCTGAGGGTTGTATTATTATGCCCTATACGGCGCGTCTTGCGATTTGGGAATCCAACGACCACATGCTTGAGGTTATCTCTTGAGTCGTTTTTTAATAATGTCCGAAGGCGGAGATGGTGTTGGACTTGCGCTTCGTCTTCAAGTAGAGGGGCATAACACCCAAATCTGGATTCGGGAGGTTGAGCAGTCTAGTTCCGGTAAAGGACTCGTTAATCAAGCAGATGAGTATGAGTTTGGTCAGACTATCATTGCTGATTGTACGGGCTTCGGAGTGCTGTTAGATAAGTATCGAGATTCCGGCGTCCCTGTCTTTGGTGGAGGCTCTTTTGCGGATAGGCTAGAAACAGACCGAC